AAGCGACTGGAACGATTGGACAGGAGACGAGCTAGTTCCTTACCTCATAACGGGCTACGATAATCTAAACGACTTCTCTCGATATAGACAAGCTCCCGTAGTACATACCTTTATGCGCTCTACTGAGACGGGGTACGGAGAGTTTGAGAACGAAGGAACCTCTAGTCTGTTTATGCAAGCTAGGTGGAACTTCGCCAAGTCAGACGTTAGTGGTAAGTTCGGGGGAATCCAACAGATATACCGCCGACCTAGATACTTCTCAGCAGATACTCCAGAATTCGATAACGGCTTTGAAGTCATTAACGCAAGATCAAAACTACGAGGTAGAGGCAAAGCTCTACAGATTAAATTCACCGGGGAGGAGGGCAAGAACGCTCACCTCTTAGGGTGGGCTATACACTACGATGCTAGAAGGAGACCTTAATGGGCTTTAGTACGGGTAGTTCAGCGGCTTCAAGGGCCGCTAGAAAAGCAAAACAATTAAAGTTCTTACAGGATATGAGACAAAGAACGGACGTACTACACGCTATGCGTATGGCCGAGGGTAGTCTAGGTTCTCAAACTGTAGGTAGCGGAGCCGGGCTAGAGGGCTCTGGCTATCAAGGTGTCTCATCAAGTCTACGTAGCCAAGGGGCAGCTAATTATACCTTAGCGAGAGAGTCTGGTAGACTTAAGAAGTCTATGGAACGAGACATGGCCGCAGCTAAGAGAGGAGCCAACAAAGTTAAGATCGGTATAGCTGTCGCCGCCGCTGTTACTGGTGGCGCACTGGGAGCCGTAGGAGCCGCCGCTGGGTCTGCCGTCTCTGGCGCAATCTCCGGTGCAAGCTCTGGTTTAGCAGTGGGTAACTTCATTAGTTCGGCTGCTACTGGTAATGTTGATAGCGCGTTAAGTTCCGCAGGAGGAGCCCTCAAAGGTATGGATTCGCTTATAAAATCAGGTACACAACAGACTTCTAGTGGTCCATCTATTGCTCAGGCACAAATAGAAAACGTATTCGGACGAGGGGCGGAGATAGTCGATCCTCTAATGAACGCTAATGATGGTATGTTCGGCGCTGGACGTAGCGATACGAGGGTATCTTAACCTATGACGACTACTAACGAACTCCCACCACGGAGAGAGGTAACACAATCTAGGGTTAAGCCCAGTACTAACGCCTCTAAAAACATAGGCGAAGCCATCGCTCAAGTCACTAATAACCCCGAAAGAGCAGACGAGTATCAAGTCTTGTTTCAGGAAACCGGCTCCAAAGGTGAGTGGGATACACTGGAGCAAGCCTATATTAATGCCGAGCATAGCTCACTGAAGCAGAATATAGTTAAGCGTACTATGAGCAGGGCAGAAGAGTTAGGTCTTGACCCTGTTACCGAACTTAAAGGAGGTGATATAGTATCTGATGAGGTAGCCAAAGCATCAAAGAAGGCTATAGCAGTAACGGGCAACCCCTTGGGTAAAGCTCTCGAAGATAGAATCCAAGCTAAAGTAGTACAGAGTGCTTGGCACGACAATCCAGAAGATGCTAGAGCTGCGCGAGATGAGATAGAAGCTGACATCGTGCGAGACCCAAAAGAGGAGAGAGAGGAGTTCAAGGAGTTCGCCGCTAGGTTGTACGTAGAAGCCGCTGAAGACGGGCTTGAGGCGGGAGGTATCGCTGAGACTGTGGGAGGGTTTGGTTTTACTATGCTCCCTTTCCAAGACACAGTTATGTGGGCCGATCTGCTAGTCCAAAGCGGACTAGAACCCTCCGATGGGACTTGGTATGCTCCAGATTGGGCTCCCGGTGAGGCTAAACAAGCACTCAGAGAAGGTTTTAGTAAGTTATCTTTTGAACAAAAGAAAGAGTTTCTTAGAGCCGGAGTAGAGTTTATACAAGCACAACCCTACGGTTATGCCGACTTTGCTAGTCAAGTATTTATATCGGAGATGACTAGTGAGGAGTTGTTAAAAGGCAACCCTGACGATTCCTTCGGGAGATTTATGGATAACTGGTTTGGGTTACTAGAAGCTACAGGTGCGGGTTACGTAGTTAAGAATGTGATGCGTGCCTTTGGGCCTCCTCTGCTTGGTAGTTCTGCTACCGTTATAAAAGCCACGGCTAACATAGACAAAGTCGAAAGCCAACGACAACTGACCGCTTTGTTAGAGAACCCGCAAGAAGCTATGGAGTTTGGAATATCTCCTGAGCAGGTAGCTAGGACTCAATTACCGGGCCACCGGGACTACGAAAAAATTGTAGAAGACTTGCCGGAGGTTTTAGATCAAGACAAAGAGAGGGTAGCCGAGCTATCCAACATAATTGGAGAGGTCCGAGACAGGGCTCGTATCTCTCAGCTTAAGCCCGTAGACAAGAAGTCGGCTCTGGTACGAGAACAAGAGAATATAGTCGAGTCTTGGGGAGGTAAAGTCCGTCCCGGCATGTCCCGTATCAGTCTATTAGAAGACGGTTCCGGGGCAAGGTACAGCGTTATGTTGGGTAAGAACGATAAGGTAGGGTTCAAATCACAACGTACTGCCTTTGAGCAAATAGAAGAACTCATTAAAATGGGCATAGACCCCACAGAGATTCGGATGTACACTTCGGATGGGTCTACTCTTAAGAAGTATTTTTCCGGCAAGGAGGCTCTGGAGGAGTTAAAAGGGATACGAGAAGGTACACAAACCTCACGTAGAGGTACGTTCTATGTAGAGTACGATACCGATTATCTATATAGACCTACTGATAAAGCTCTATTCGGAGACGATCCCGTAACAGCTCCCGTTTGGATGGGCAAGTTGGGTCGTTGGTTAACGGCACCATCTGGACACTTCTCTAAGGAAGTAACCGACCCCTTCTTTGAGAATCTACTAGGCGAGTCTACTATCACAGCCGCCTTAGAAAAGATGGTGGCCCCAGTATTTAAAATGGGTAGGCCAACTCGCCGTAATATCGACAGTATGTACGAGTTTACGGAAGACTTTGCTCGCCGTGAGGGACGCTCACCTAAACAAGCCGACTACTTAGAGGCTTTCCCCGAAGCTACACCAGAAGAGTTCCGAGGTCTTTACCTTACTAAGCAGTACTACGAGACAATCTACGACATAAATAACGATAGGTTATATAGAGATTGGAAAGGATTAGGAGTCAAGACTTTACGTAATAAAGTAGACGGCGGTATGATCCACGGAACCCCTCTAACTAGAGAAGCTCTCTCTAATAGGTACGATGGTAAGGGAGGGTTACACGTATACAATCCCAGAACCCAAGAAGTCGAGGTTCTCTCAACGGAGAAAGTGGACGCTTTATACGCCCGTGGAGCTAATATCTTGGAGACCCCTATGGAGATCAAGGTAGACGGCAAAAAGCGCGTCACAAACGTCCTGAATGACGCTGAGACGAACTCTGAGTGGGGTCTCACGCCCCTCTCTCCGTACCCTCTGAAATACGTAGACGGGTATTATCCACGTATGTACGAAGATAGCCACTATATTGAGAAGGTAGTCGCAGGTTCTACTCTAAATGGAGTCAATAAAGCGGAGCGTCAAGTCATCGCAGTCTCCTCGACTAGAGAAGAGGCCGATGCTTTCGTTCGGAACATGAACGATAAGGGGGATTCTGGAGTAGAATACTCAGTAAAGGCTGATCCTCGACTATCCGCTAAAGATAAGACGGCACTTGATAGGGAGCACATGCAAACCGAAGGTCGTCTATTCTTCGATGATCGTAATGACCAGCAGTTATATAACATCAACGGCTCAAAGGCTGATATACTATCTCCGGTTAACGCGATACAGCGTACCGCTAGAACCGTATCTCGACAAGTACGATCCGAAGATTTAGTCAAGAGTATGAAGACTGCGTTCAAGGAGAGGTACGCCAATCTATTTGAGGGAGTATCTTTTGATTCCCTACACAGCTCACAAGTATCTGCTAGGTTAAAGGATTTAACAAAGACTGGAGACAACGAGAGTCGCATCCAAGCACAAAAGGCTTGGGACTTATGGGACTATATAGGCGTTATGGAGGGCAACACTAACGGGGAGTGGAACCATTTCCGTAGGTTGGCTCTAGCCGCAGGTGAACAAGTCGGTTATAGACTAAACAAAATTGTACCGGGTTCTGGTAATTGGTTGGCTAGGAATGGACATAACCTAAAACCCTTAGAGAATATGCGGAGCCTAGCTTTCTTTGACTATATTACCACCCGACCCTTTAGGCAAGTATTACTACAGGGTTCTCAGCACTTATTCATATCAGCTCTTGATCCTCTTTATATGGGTAAATGGCAATCTGATAGTTTCTTTCTTCTTCAAGGTATGAAAAAGAAAGGGCTACAGCAGATGGGAGGTAAGAAGTTAACTCAGAGTATGATGAAGCGCAACGCTAAGTTAATGGGACTGTCTGATGCTGAGTACAACCTACTTATAAAAGAGTTTGACAAGAGTGGTATTACGCAAACTATTAATAAACACAGCTATGCGGGAGATCGAGCCCCAATATGGGAAACTCCTAAGACTAGATGGGGTGACGTAGCTCAAACCGCAGCTAGGACAGCTACGGCAGCACCCATAAGGCAAACGCTACAAAAGGGTTTTGACTTAGGAGAGCAATACAATATGTCAGCCTCCTATATGATGGCTCTGAGATTACACAAGAAGAAGAAAGGTTATAAAAAGCTGACGGAGTTGGGAGAAGAGGACTGGGTAGAAGTTCAGAACAGAGCCACTAACCTCGGTCTTGCTATGCACGGAGCAAATACCAGTAAGTATCAGTACGGTATCCTGTCAATACCTACTCAGTTCTTACAGTTTACTCACAAAATAGCACTGACTCTATTGGGCCAGAACAAAAACTTCACAAAGGGTGAGGTTGCTAAGTTATGGGCAGGTCAACTTGTTTTGTTTGGTTCGGCAGGTCTCGGAATAAAACCCGAAGTGGAGTCTCTTATGGCTGAGTATGAACTTGAGAAGTACATAGGCACGGATATGGTGGACATCATAGCTGGTGGTGTGATAGATTTCACCGTAGACAACACACTACAGAAGTTATTCGATGATCCTGATTTGGACTTCGCGGTAGGCGAGCTTCTAGCTCCCGGCGCAAACGCCATTAATGTTATGCGATGGTTTGCAGAGCTAGCCTTTGATCCTCCTATAGAGAGTTTAGCTGGTGCTTCTGGTGCTACTTTAGGTAGGATGTACGAAAGCTACGAACAAGCTAAGATTATAGTAGAACACGAAGAGCTCTCTCTTGAGACTATGACACAAGCTCTGGATAAAGTGGCTCAAGGTGCGCTATCTGGGTACAATGATTTCGCAAAAGCAAGGTTCGCGTATAATACTGGCAAGTTTATCGCAGCTAATGGTGAGGCACACGCACTAGAGGTAACTCTAGCCGAGGCGTGGGCTAAGGGTATGTTCGGACTCAATAGTGAGAACGTAAACAACGCCTACCGAATAGCTAAACAAACCTATGAGGACGATTCTCAGCTAAGAGATACTATAAGAGAGTACTATGATCGGGTAAATAGAATAACCGTAGAGTACGCAGGTGGTCGGGAAACTAAAGAAGGCTATCTCAAAAGAATTATAGCAGAGAAGGTGCTTCTTACTACTATGCTTGACGAAGACGAGTGGCAACAGGGTATGGTTATCTGGAGAGAATTGGAGAACGCAGCCAGAGTGGATCGTAAGGCCGTATCTGATATGATAGTTGATAGGATTTATGACGGAAAATCAATCACTGCCTTTATGATGCAGGAGTGGATTAACCAAGGCGGCGATCCAGAAGATTATCCCAAAGTCGAGAAGCTGTGGAAAGAACAATTACTACAGAGTCCAGCCCTAAGAGATAGATATGAAGGTCTACTGGACGACGAGATAAAATTTATGGAGAATAAAGAATAATGTCTACTAAACAAACCATATTACCCAAGTCTCAAGTAGACGTTAGTAAGGGTATAGATACTCAAGTGTCTGAGTGGGAGACTGACCTCAAGTTCAATACTGCGGTAGCTGCCGTAGAAGGTGGCATGAAGGCCGTGGACGATGGTATGAGGAAGTACAACCAGAAGTTCGATGAAGCTCTCGTGGAAGGGATACAAGAGAGGGTCGAAGGTATCGAAGATGCCGCCATTGATGAGTTAGCTGCCGCACAACAGCAGAGAGATAACGCCGTAGGCATTGTTGGGGAATGGGGACTTAACGCCATTAACTCTAAACAGAAGGCTATCGCTCAAGCTCCTACTTCTTCAATTAAAATGAAGTACGAACTAGAGATGAGGGCTCTCCAGAGAGATTTGATTAGAAGGAGGCCCGATAAAGCTGCTGAGATTATGAGCGCAACTCAGCGTATGGCTCAAACTTCTAGCTTTGAGATAGCTCTAGCTAGTGTAGAGGCTCAGAACGCCTATGAATCGGACCAAGCAAAAGAAGCTAGACGGGTTTATATTCAAACAGGAGTAGAAGCCGGTGTGGATGAGTACTTAGCGTACTCCGATCCCGCAGAGTTCGACCGACAAAGAGCCGTAATGCTGTACGACCACCAAAAGGCCGCAGACGCAAAGAGAGAGTTGGAGTTTCTAAACACTCAAGGCCAACTAAATGCCCCTCAAATAAACAAAGCTATAAACAAGACTCAAGCAAGCGCGATGAGTAAGACTCGACAGTATGTGAACGCAGAGCTTGAGCGATTGGTAGGTCTTACTAGCATAGAAGCCGCTAATGAGTTCTTGCGTAAGGACCCAGAATCGGAGGCTGAAGTTAAAGGGGCCGTACAAAGGGCTATCTCTTTGGCCCGTAGCTCTTACGTGGAGGATGTGGTAGGATTTTTCAAAGACGGTACGGTAGACTATGACGCTATTGATAAGCAATTAACGGCTTATGACGCGTATAACCAGACCCTACTAGACTCAGTAGGTTCTGATTACTTCAGAAAGCAATCTCAAATGGGAGATAATATCCTAAATGCGGCGAGGAATGACTCGTTGATGTCAATCCCCGAGGTAGGTACTCTGTTAGCGGTATCGGAAATTACGGCAAAACTTGGAGATAGTACGTTAGGTAAAGTCGTAAGTCGTACGGCCGAAAATCAAGTAGGAAAAGTAATAGAAGATTGGTTGAAAAAGCAATATACACCAGAACCCGGTGATAAAAAACTCGCATCAGGCGCAGAAGCCGTCGTTAAAGACGCCTCATTCGATGCCGATAAAACGCTCTATGAAGCGTACCCAGATGCTAGTCCGCAAGAGATAGAGGAAATGAAGCGGCCACTACCCGGCGCTTTGCTTAGTACTTTAAGTGACTCTAGCTTTGACGTAAGCAATCCCACTAAGTCTAAAGCGTTTGCTATGATGTTCCACGGTGTAACACAAGACAACCTTACTCAAATAGAGAGACAAAGAGCTAACTCAAAAGAGTATACAGATACATACGTAGAAGTTCTTAACCACCCTAATTATACGAAGATGCTAGATAGCTTAGATAGTACTTCAAGATTAAACGTACAAACAAGGGCAGGAGAAGTGCTGGACTATGAGTTACACTATATCTTCTTGAACGAGACCGAGGAGCAACTAGGTTACTTGTTTGACGATAAAGCTACGGGTGGGTTTAAATGGCCTATGGAAGTGGGCCCAGCCTTCAAACCTGAGATGTTAAACCCTAACGAACCAGAGACTATACCAATAGGGGGGCCAAGTAAGGGCCGGGCAATGAACCCTAATAGATACATGGACGTTAAGCGTATGATGGAATTGACGGCTACCTCCGATGGTCAAATACTCTTTAAAGCTAGGGAAGATTTGGACTTAGACAAAGTGAATGCGTACTCTCTACAGTGGTACGTAGATGCCCTTAACGAGAGGTTAGCACCAAGGGCCGCTAAGTACATTAGCGCCTATGGAGTGACGTTTGATGTGCTTCCCGGCAGAGCAGCCGAGGTTATGGTCCGTAAAATAGAGCAGAGGTTCTATAACTGATATGGCTAATATAGGAGGCTTAGTAAAAAGAGGTCTAGAAGCGGTCGAAGCCGCCTCTGATGCTGGTCGCAGAGCTACGAAATCACCAGATAATGTCGTAGTAGACCCTAATGATTTTATGCAAGGTGTCTCCGAGGACGCAAGAAGTCGCTTTAAGAACAGCGTAACCAGAGACGAAGGGGGCGTAGCTAGACAATTCCAACTCAACGCCACACCTGACGAGGTAGACGGATGGTTAACTAAAGATGGTGTAGAAGGTTTTGTGGACGAAGATTCTGAGTGGTTTGTGGACGAAGATTCTGAGTGGGTTTTTGAAAACTTAGACCTCGACTATGAGGACGGAGCCCTTCCTAATACACTCAACCTTAAAGGTAAGGTTAAGGATGGGGTTCTGGACCTAGAGGATTTGGACGAGGAATCTAAACTACTCTTAGATTGGGCCATATCGAGAGAGTGGGGTGAGTATGATATCCCCATATCTTTAGACCTTAATGATATCTTGGACGATGCTACCGAGATACCGGAGTTTGTCCGCACCGCTGATGGTAGAGTAGTGCCTCTCAAATCCCCCATAGGTTTCGATAATAACCCCAGAGCCTCCAGATTGGATTCTCAGAGGACTTTGGACGAGACCCCTAGTATGATATACCAACTAGATTCAGACGGTAAGAACGCCTCTAGGACCGTCTCACACGTATTCAATCAGGACACAGGGGTACGTAACTTTCAGGCGGCAGCACAAGTCCCAGATGAGGCAGGGGAGGTTGAACAAGTTAGACTGTATGACGAAGCTCTGAACGATGTTAGGGTCTTGTCTCCTGAGCACCAGACTAACGCGGAGCTAGAGTCGAGCGGGTGGGCGGCTGAGACTATAAAGTATGCTAGTACCTTGAGTGATAGGAGCTTGAAGAAATTTAACTCCACTAAATCTCTCTATAACGTAGGCTTGTTGGATAAGGATTCTGATTTTGCAAAGAAGCCTATCATCTTTAGGAACGTAGGCTCTGATGCTTTAGATGACGAAGGGTTGCCTCTGAGCTTTAAGCACGGCAAAGAAGTAGGTATGCACGGAGGATCAAAGTATCAGACCACACTATTCCGGTACGATGAAAGACTCGTAGGCGTACCTGAAGCGCGACAAGAGTTAGAAAGGCAGATGCGGGCCCTAGGTGAAATGATCGGAGACCCCGATAAGTTTCGTAGGGACTTAGAGGAAATCTTTCAACGCAACGTAGTGAGAACTAAAGAGGGTTCGTTTTTTGAGTTCGAGTTAAAGCCAGATATTGCAGATGACTTTAATGAATACTTTGCAAAAGAGTTTGGGAACTCGACAAAAGACCCCGATGCGTATCAAGAGATAACTTCCAGCTTGATCATAGCCTCTAGTCACGCCAAAGCTCAGTTCGAGACTGGGTTTATAGTTACCGGGAAAAGCCCATTAGTTCTTAGGAACTATGAACTAGATATGACTCCATCAAGAATAGCTGGTCAACTTGAGACTATGAAGAGATTTAAGAAGTCTGAGTATGAAGAGACTTTAAAGCTGATAAAGGAGAATGGGTCGGACGTTAAATCAGATAAATTCCAAGAGGCAAAAGAAGCCTTGCACAGTCTAGTGGAACAAGAAGGCTTTGACCACATATTATATAATAACACTGTTGATTCCGCTGGAGGGATGCCTTCCGTTATTGTTTGGCGGGATGATACTATTGAGATTTTAGGTATGAGAGAACAAGGTAATAGCATAGGTTCGTACACAAAAGCGTTTAGTGCTTTGCTTCCTGTAGTGGCAGGAGCCGCTTTATCAGGCGCTCCGGCTAACGAAGCCATAGCTGCGCCTGTAAATGAGGAGGCCGTAGCAAGTTACTCAGACCCCACACTAGAAGGGGCTTTGCCTAACTGGTACGATGAGAAAAGTGTAGACCCTAAATCTTACATGGGTCAACTGATGTTGTTTGAAGGGTTGCACGACAAAGCTGAGTACCTAACTTACCGCAATAAAGACGGCGAGAGGGTGACGGAGAAGAAGTTAACCGTAGGACACGGACACTTAGTAAAGGATGGGGAGATAAATAAGGAGACTGGCGAGCCTTTTAAAGAGGGGGACGTTATATCCAATGAGTACGCAAGAGAATTGTTCGAGCAAGACTTTGACACAGCACAACTAAACGCCTTAAAGGAGGCACGTAGGTTGGGTCTAATGGACGATAAGTTTATCGAACCTTTGACTCACGTTATGTATCAGCTTGGTCCTACTGGATGGAAGGGGTTTGAGGATACGAGAAAGATTCTAAAGAAAGCCGGGAAAGCCCAAGGAAAAGAAAGAGCAGAACTACTAGAGGATGCAGCAAGGGTGGTAGTAAACTCTAAGTGGAATAAACAAACCGAAAACAGATCGTTATGGTTCCAGAACGAACTACGCAAATATGCTATGAGTATAAAATAATAATGAGTGACGATAATAAAAAAGACGATGCCATAAGCAGAGCACAGATATTCTATGAAGTCAAGAGGTTAGCGGATAGATTAGACGCTATAGAAGATAGACAAGCAAATCAGATTAGTGTGTTGTTCACTAAACAAGGACACACTGAGGCCGAGGTTGAGACTATTAAGGCGTGGTTGTCTAAGTATAAAGGATTCCTAGGTGGGATAGTATTTGTGTTTACTATATTCTGGGCTATTATGCTATTCCTTAAGTCTGCTCTATTGAAGATGGTGACGGCGTGACTAAAATCCACCTATTACTAATTGTGTTTACTTACATCGGAGCTTTCATATTTGGTTACTGCGATGGATTATTACTTGAGTGCTACATACAGGCTTGGTTAGGGTTGGAACAGCATGGTTAGTATGGTCTTTAGTTTAATATCTACTTGGTGGAAAGGTACTGGGTCAAGTAATATACTTACTATAGTATTGTTAGGCGCGTCAGCCTTGTGGGGAATTGATGAGTGGAGAGACAATAGAAGATTAGCTAATGCGGAAGAACACGCCGCCTATATATTGAGACAGAACAACGAACATACCGAAGATGAGTTTGAATCTTTGACGCAAGATACGATAGAGTTACAGGAACTAAGAAATGAGATTGAGCAAGATACAGAGAATAGGGATTTTCTTAATACTCCTATTCCCGATAGGTACAGGTAGTGTAGGTTGTTCTAGGTTTGGTTTGAGAAATAATGAATCTAATTATAATTATTATCCTATCCCTAGTATCTACTTACAACCTTGTAATCTACCAGAAGAAGAACCAAAGACTATTGGTGATTTGATATATCAAAAAGAATTATATAGATATTGTTCTATTCAAAGTAACAGACACAAAGAACAAATAAAAGAATTATCAGATTAAGAAAAAGGGGGCCGAAGCCCCCTCTCTTTGTTTACCCCATAATAATAAAAGGCAAACTTACTAAAGAAAATAGAACAACTCCTATGGCTATTGCAAATACTATTTCAATTATAAAATCAAACATATCATTTAGTATTATCAACACTGAGTTTCAACTCTGGACTATGGTTTAAGCTCAAGAAGAACTCATATTTGATATCATTCTCATCAAGCAACGAGAAGGATAAACCATCCAAGTCTCTGTTCTGAGCAAGAAACTCACCTAAAGTTAACATAACATCTACACCAGTAGCGTTCTCAAAATCTAATTCAAATTCCTTATCCGTCATTCGCTCTCTCCTTTCACGTTACGTAGTCGTTTCTTTTCCTGTTCAGCAAACCAGATAATCTTATCTAGGTCATACTCAGCAGATACTCCCTCTTTGTGCCCCATACGGTAACAAGCCTTAAAGATATTTCCCATATTGAAGTTCATGTTACGGTGATTAATCAAATCCCCCAGCTCTTTAGCACTAGGTGGTAACACGTAGTAAGCGGAAGACCAACCACCAGTATTGGTAGGTTTGTTATCTGGGTCAGCTCCCGTAATACTAGAGTATGTTCCGTACTCCTTGGAATAGATACCCGGCCCTACCTCTACTGATGTAGCGGAGATTAAGTCCTCGGCACAAGTACCCGGTAGTCCCTCCATTTCAGGTAATACGTTAGGGTATTTACCCAAACCTTCTTCAAAGATACTTGTCATACGGACCTTCCTTTACATAGCCCCGTGTAGCCGGGGGGAGTTTATTCATAGTAGTAGAGCCACACTTGCGACACTGGGGAATCTCGTCTGCTTTTAACCAGAGTTCCTCCTCGTGCCCACAAGCGGAGCATTGGTAGTCAAACACTTTTACCACACTATACCTCCTCTAGTTATTGGATCGAACACAGTCTGTCTCCTTTGCGCTAGGGTGTTCACAAGCGTCCATAAACAAAGACGCATTGAATCTAGGGTTACGCAATAGAGCGTAATCAATGTAGTGTTTGACGGCCAACGCTTTGTCTCCACTCTCAGGGAGGTGAGAAAAGGATTCCGCCACAGCTACAAAGTCTTTACGAGTAATCATAGTTACTTACCTTTGGTTTTACAGTTAGGGCAAACATGATAGCCCACATCTCTGAATCTCAACAGAGTCCAGAACTCACTACGACACTTGCTACAGTGCTTCAGCATCTTAAGTCTTCTCATAGTTCGCAAGAACCTCCATGACAAGCCAACTCCTGACTGCCGGTTGTATTATCTTCATCCTCGACTGAGAGGTTAATCTCGTGAGGCATCGCTTCTAACAACTTATTGTACTCCTCCTCGGTGATCTCCTCATAGGGAGCTTGTGGATAGATGTGGTCATTGTGCGGGAAGAATGATACCCCGTTCATAATGTCCCAGTTACTATATACCCAAGCTCCTACCTCCATCCATTCGTACTCTTGTACGTAGATAGAGACTGAGGGTTTGTGCTCACACCACTTGGTAGCGAAGACCTTCCAGTGTTCAAGCTGTTCAATAGCCGACAAATCCTTAACACACAACGCATCCTCTGGAGCACGGTGAGGGAATGAGAACACTAATTCTCTAGGGTTCTGCAAACTTTCCTCAACAGGGACACCAGCATCCACAAGGGCACGACTAACAGGGTCGTTAATATCGCCCCGCACCCGCCTAATATAATAAGGAGCGTAACGAGGGTGTATTCCAGAACTCGAATCAACGAGTTGCGAAACCGTACCACTAGGCTTGACGCAAGTGACCGCTGCCGCTTGGTTAACTCCAAGTATCTCAGAAAAGTGAGCGTTAGTAGCAACCGCAAGTTGTTTAAGGGCTTCAAGGTTACTCTCCCATCCGTTATCTTCGGGGTCTTGTAGTGGTGCAAAGTCCATAATGCCTGTGAGGGATACTCCAAGTAGTGCTTCCTCTTTGGTATTGTTAGTCCACTCCGAACTTAAGTATCTAAAGTTTGTTTGAGTGGCCTGTAAAGTACCTAGGATAGTAGCCAGTTCAACTTTGCGGCTTATCGTGTCCATCGTATCATGGTCCCTCAATACTACTTCAGTCAGGTTACAGAATTGTTTAGACCTTAGTACTATTTCTGAGCAAGGGTTTGTTCCGAATTCGTAGTCGCTATCCCTCCGGCTTGGTGACATAGCTTGACTAGCTGTTCGATTGAATACTCCTCGCTCACCTGCCTTACTACGATAGAGAGACTCCCACTCTTGCATGAAAATGCCCATGTCTGGTCGCTCTGTATAGCAGACAGAGTTATTGGCAAGGGCTCGTTGGGGCTCGCTGGTGTACCAGTCTCCGCACTTTGCTTCTCTAAGTCTAGGGTCAGATAAGTTAGAAAGAGACAAGAGAGCAGAACGCCTAACACCACCGCATACCACCACTTCTGCAATTTTACAAACAACATCATGCACCTCCAAGCTGTTTAGTTTTCTTCCGGCTGCTCCTTTAAAAAGTCTAACACAGTAGTTAAACAATTCTTCAAGAGGTTCTGGGCCACTAGAACGGCCTCCGAATGTTCGGAGTACCTCCCCGGCAGGTCGGAGACTAGATGTGTCCCATCTAGGCACTTTACCTTGATAGAGTAACGATATGAGTTCTCTGAGTCCAGTGGCCCATCCGATTTTTGAATCTCCAATGTGAATAGTTGTGTCGCTTCCATGAAATTCCTCCGCTACCTCTGGTAGTTTGTTGATGTACTGCCGTTCCACACTGAAGCCTACTCCAGTACCACACATCAAGACATAAAGTATCTCGTCAAAGACTCGTGGATTATCTACTGCTACATACGAGCAGTTGTAACCCGCTACATTATCCCTTGCTAGTGCTGGCCCCGCTGTCATTAGGGCTCTCATACTAGGCATTACTTCAAAGTTAAGTATCGCACTACGTAACTCCTCCCACGGAATCTCATTATCCTCATGAGACTCTCGTTTGAAGTGAGCTATATAGCGGTCAACGGTTTCTTCCCACGTTTCCCTACGCTTTTCCTCCGGTAAGTATCGAGCGTATCTGCTCGTGAATATGTACTGCTGATAGCTATTCATCTATTCTACTCCGAGGGTTTCCCCCTCTCCAAAACATTCCACACACTCTAGTTTATCTCCGGCTAGGTTAGTGTAACCCACTCCATTACAGAGTGGGCACACTACCGGAACACAGTGCTCTACTTTATGGGCGTGTCCCTTCCCCAGTATGTCGGGGAGAGACCGCCTATACTCCTGCTTCTTCCAGCTACCCATTATCCTTCTTCCTGAACAGGATAAAATCTAGCATACTTAGTGCTAGTGAAGTAGCCATCATACGGGATAGTAGTACCTATACCGAACTTAAGGCGTGGTACATGGAAGTGTTCACCATCCCATTTAGCTGTATTCCAACCATCCCTCTCAGCATAGCCAAAGTAGTACCTACCCTCAACGAGTTGGGTCTCCCTTAGCCAAGCCTTATGATTAAAGTCACACATTACACTAGTACTCCATCTCCTGTTTTCTCAAGTCTAGTACGTCCACGTAGATTAGTACCACAATCCTTACACTTGTACCTCTGGTAAGTTTGAGTAGAGGTTCTCTCTATCCCCTTCTTAACTACCTCCTTAGAGCCACAGTTTCGACACGTAGGCTCATCAGAGTTAAGCCATAGGCCCATGTTAGGGTGCTTCTTAATCCACGGTAAGAGGACCATATAAAGCTCCTCAAGCAGCCTTACATCTTGGATGTTATACTCCTTCATCACTCTCCAAGCAGAGGCTTTACCGTCCATACAATCCCTCCACAACTCCATGCCTTTGTGTTGTACTTTACCACCCAGACCTAGCTGTTGGCACACGAAGTCCAGCTTGTTAGACGAGAACCTGAACTGGCTACGTACCGTAGAGAGTAGATCGACTTGATGATAGGGAGAGGGAGGCTCGTAGCCCCAGAGCACAAACTCTCGGTTGATTGTGGGTATATCAAATCGCTTACCATTGTAGTGTACAACAACGTCAGCCTCATCCAACAAAGCCCAAAGCTCATCTAACATAGCTTCCATACCGTGATGGTGGACCGACTTAAAGTAAACTCTCTTTTCCCCGTCCCACTTAGCGGCAAAGCAGAGTGTGTATCCGGGCTTTACGATTTGATTAATCCCTACATCTTGCTTAAACAATCCCCACGTATAAGCTAAGTTTGGTGCTGTCTCAATATCAAGATGTAACTTCTTCATCTTTAAACTCCTTTATCCAATCTGCGGGTATCTCTCCGACACAATAGGGGTAGCCCTCTTGTTCGGCCCATTGACTATACCTTGTCTGACTCATACGGTGAATCTTGTTGTCTCTCATAAACACCATTCTTAAGTCTAGTTCCGGGTGTAGTTCTTTCATCGCCACCATTTTCTTTCGGTCTTTAGCTGAGAACTTACCCTTTACTTCTAGTATAGTCTCGAACCCTTGGCCCCCTACATCATAGTTTAGAAAGAAGTCTGGGGTATACCAATGGTTAGAGTACACTTCCTTACCGCCGCACTCGTGACATTCTCCACGTAGTTTGTTGTAGTAATTGAAGGACTCTCTCTCGTACTCAAAGGGTATCCCGTTATCTTCTAGTTGTTTAGCTATCCTTTTCTCAAAGCCACTACGAAACGTCATAAGGGAATCTCCGGTACTTTAGGTTCTTTCGATACGTTAGTTAAGAACACTGGGCCGTTAGAATACTTAAACGCTCTAAGATTGGGATGGCAATCTTTCTTGAAGGGGCAGTAAGAGCAGGTGGTACATAGCTTCTTGTTCCCTGACTTGCCTTCCGGTACTTCATACGTCTCCAGTCTAGGAGGTAGCTCATCTTTGAGAACGAAGTTCTCTAGTTGCTCTACCTTCTTCTCTACGGTATCGTCTGGGTTTTCCATAAGCGTAGTATCTACAGGTACTACATTGACATGCCCGTTCTGTTTATCTACCATAAGCAGGGCGGGGTTATTCTTTAACCCCTCACGCCTTCTGTACCACTCTACTTGTGCTCTGTACCCAAACCCATCGTTACCTCCATCTATACCTTCTCGTTTGTATCGGTTGAACATAAAGGTGGAGGCGGACTTAACGTCCACCATTACTCCATCTATGATGGCATCACATCGACCTCTAACTACCCACCCATTAGAGTACTCTTTCTCGTATACCTCTTGTTGGTGTGTTACTGAGTGCCCCGCCGCTTTAGCCAGATACAGAACTAACTCCTCCACCATGTGACCATACTGAAACTTAATCTTAGTATGTCCAGCCAAAGGCTCAGGAGTATACCGAGGGTCGTGTGGGGCATGGGAGTCGATAGCGTATGCTGTCTGTCTAGTGCAGGGCTTACCTATCTCCGAGGCATAGAGAACACGCTCTTTACGAGCGCGTCTCTTGCCACGAAGTTCTGTCTGTAATGCTTCTGATAAGTTATGAGCATAGTCTACTAAGTCTTCTACAGGTAGGCTGTTGTCCTCACCTGAAGTAAGAACCTCATAGATATCCTCAGACAGAGTGTCGATTCGTTTAGTGTTAGACACTTAGGCTACCTCTTGCTCCGCCAACATCTTAGTCACCTTGTCTAAGGTTGAACGACCACTAGCAAACGAGGTGATTTGAGGGGCCAAAGTCAGAGCCACCTCCAGTACGTCTCGTGAGCTTGCGCCCTCTGGCATAGTAGCAATAGCAATAGCGGTAGCGTGAGCCATAGAGTTCTGGTTAATGATTACATTCTGACCATCGTCTGCTGGTACTGGATACTTAATACTCCCTCGACCGCCGCTACTTGGTGCAGGTCGGGGTGAGCTACCAGCACTAACAACTTGCCCACCGCCAGCGGCCATAGGTTTCCACTGGTTCCACTTATCCTTCTCAATGTTCTTATCAAAGGGGTCGCCTACGGTATGCCCCTTCTCCCAGCCTACATTGATCTCCTCACCGAAGCTGTCTACCGTAAGATAACTAAGAGTGAAGGGCTTACCTGCCTTGCTTACTTTGTTTTCTTTACGGATATTGGTAATGGTTCCTTTAACTTGCATTGTTTTTATCCTCCTTCGGATAGACTGTCTCAAACTCTAGTTTAAGGGGTACTTCAATCTCTACGTTAGTCCACTGTTTGTATAGTACAGGCAGAACATCTTCGCAGAGAGTTTCTAATACGTTAGTTACATTATGATTAGACATAGAATTCTCTGTAAAGTTCCCGTCACCGTATAAACTATCATGAACAGTGTTGGTGAATAGGAACTCCTTGAGGTACTTCTGTTTGTCATAGTATCGTTGGAATGTGTGCGCTAGGGCTATATAGGTCGGCACTATATCTCCAGTAGACCAGCCTTGTGATCTGTAGTTACAAGCGTGAGTCCAACTAGGCTCCATCTTACCTGAGAACTTACTCTTGTACTCCTTATAAAAGAAGCTCCGGCCCGTCTCAGACATAAAGCGCATGGTCGCTACTTGTTCCCCATTACTGTTAAACTCAGTAGAGTATGAGAAACCTCTGCGCTTTAGTCTGTTGTGGAAGTCCTTATAGAAAGCCTTTAGTGTGGGGTATCTATCAAAGAAGGCATCGCACACTTGTTTCACTACCTTGGTATCTACTCCAGATTCGCTGGCTAACTTTTTAACACCTCCTCCGTAGATAGTTCCGAACACAATACCCTTAACTGTTCTTCGCATCTCTGGCCCTAAGCCTACTTGTTTGCTGACGGTATCGTGAATGTCTGTTCCGGCTAATAGATCGGCCAGCAACTGCTTATCTCCTGATACGTGAGCTGTACCACACACCTCAAGCTGCTTAAAGTCTGGGGTAAATCTACCGTAACTAGAATCAAATCGGTTAACGAACAGTTCATCAATCTCTTTGGGCATATTCTGTAGATTGGGACGACTGCTACTTAACCTACCTGTAGCGGTAGCCGCTTGGTTAAATGTACCGTGTATAGTATCGGTCTTATATTCCGACAAGTACTTACCTATCGGTTCGATATAAGTACTCAGTAACTTGTTACACTTACGCCATTCTTGTATCGTTTGTATATACTCACCTGCCGGTGTCTTTGGGTCAATTTCCGAAAGCAGCTTCGTGAGGTTCTTATCGTTGACTGAGAAGCCTAGAGTTTTATTCGGGATACCTAGTATTTCTTGCAGCTCCCCGTGGCTTATGACGGGAGGTATCTCATAAAGTTCCTCGTAAGTAACGAACTTAGGATTACCATTCTTATAGTTCCCCTCTTGGCGGCGGCGTTTGATCTTGATAGGGAATCCTAATATAGCTTGGTTAATTGATCGGTTGGTCGTTAGTTTAGAAAGGACTGCTTCCTGTATTTCAGGCGGAACCATAGCCCGCCTAAAGTATTCCCTAATGTAAACACGCATAAAGGACTCTAAGGTATCGCGCTCGTTCTGTAGTTTCATAGAGGTCTTGTATAGCTTGGACTTATCTACCTTGATACCATTCCACTCCATCTCTGCTAGGGCCATAGTAGTCCTCGCTGCTATGTTTACCAAGACCCGTTGTTTATCGCTTAGTTTAAACCATAGATGTGTAAAGCACTCAGCCGTTACATCTACGTCCCTTGTTAAGTACTCAGCCAAATCCTCTCGGCGCATAGTTTCTGTAGTACCTCCGTTCTTGATATGCTCAGAGAGACTATCTAGTTTACCATCTGCTAAACCGCAGAACTCAGCAATCTCATCCAGTTTAGCAAACGGAGTACCTGTGATAAGGTGGTACATCACCTGCAAATCATAGGCCATCACTATATTTTTGAAATAATCAGGATCACCGTGCTTTCTAAGATAGTGCAAATCAAACTTAACATTCGTACCTACTACTGCGATGGGTGTTGGGTAGAGAAAGACGTGTATATCCTCCGGTATACGAGTACGAGTATCAGTTTCAGTTAGTTTTTTATAGCCAACTAACAGCGCCTTGTTGTCATAGTAGAAGGGATCAGCACTAAACTCACCGGGGCTTCGCATAGTGCTCTCAACATCAACGGCATATAACGGGATAACCTCTCCAAAGTGAGTTCCGTCTATTATATCATCTACTATTTTCATTTGATACTCCCAACAGAAGTGAACCTACCGAGGTCTTCATCGAACTTAGCCTCGAACTTACCATGCCTAGCGTTCTTATGCATACGTCCGGTCGTAGGTTTCTTGTTCTTAGGTATGCTAAAGAACCTACTATATGGAAGGTCTGGGTCTTTGCCAATCATTATCATAACATCAGCCTCTCCTTGTACACCAGTCTTAGAGCCATATAGTTGAGTCTGATCTAGGTACTGCTGGCCTTCGGCAGAAGCATCTGCTTGTGCAATCGCTACTACTGCTCCATGCTCCTTAGCAGTACGTCTACTAAACTCTGCTAGTTTCCTATAGCGAGCGATCTCGTCCATATTCTTATAGCCTCCTATCTTATCCAGCACGTTGAGTCCTATCAACCAACAGTCGGGGTTAGCTCTAAGTACTCGCTCGATATCTTGCACTGACATACCCGGCTGGTCATAGATATAAATCTTACGGTCATTAAGATACTTATTGTAAGCCGTCTCTACTGATGCGGGGTCTGCTTCGATAGCGGTGCTGTCTACACCTAGTGCTGACTGGATCACTCGCAGTCCAATCTTATTACCTCCTTCTTCGTTATTAAAGATGATGGCGTTCTTACCCTCCGGTAGTTGGTTAAGCATATAGGTAAACTCTGAAGTTAAGAAGCTAGTGCCTCCACATTCAGGTCGCTTACCGACTAGGATGAAGTCTCCTTCGTGTACTTGACCTACTGTTAGATTCAAATCATCCAATCGCCAAGAGATTCCCGGCCCCTTAATGACCTCATCTACTAGCTTGGATACGTCCATGTCTACAAAGTAGTCCTCTTTAGGAACTAGAGTACTCTGATGCCTCTCCATAAGAGAGAATATCTTATCTACACCATCGGTGTTGGACTTTGATTCAATGGTTTTTATACACTCCTGTATATCCTCGGATAACTTTAGCTCGTTAAGGCGGGATACTACTCCAACGTCTAGCGTCTCCTTCTCAGTGGTATCTAAGATCGCGTCTACTATATCGTGCCAAGTAGGTTTAGCGGTGGGGTGTTGGTCTATGTGTATGAAGTTGCGTAAGTCACTCCACTCAAAAGAATCCTCTTTGGGATTCTGGGTATACCATTCTGAAATATCATCAATGATTCCGGCGCACTCTTTGGTTAAGCGAAAGCCTCGGATGTATTTGATATACTCATCATGCCTCTCCCTGCTATTAAGTAGGGCGATTAGTTTAGTATCTTTAATCAAAACTCTCTCCAAATTATGTAGTAAGTTGTTTTACTACGGCAGTAAATAGTTCCTTATCCACCATGTGCTTTGGTTCTTTAGGCTCAGTATAAAGTACAGTCTCGCACATACCTAAAGTAAGTAGACTTTGTGCTATATCCGCAGCTTGATTCAGTACTACTTTGCTGTCGTTGTCTAGCCACACCAGAATCCTATCGAACTGTTCAGCATACCTATAGAGAGACTCAATCCTTATGAATGTACCGGCCAAAGGTAGCGCCCAAACACCAGAACTACCAGCTACTTCCGCTACTCTAATAGAAGATAGCAAGTCCTCGGTAATTACTAAGAGCCTAGTATCATTAGAGAAGTCACTACTAAAGGGGTAGCTACGATCATCATCACTGTCTCGACCTAACTTATAGCCTAAGTACTTGATTTTCTGTGTACTTTCTACGGCCCTTAGCTGCACATAACTGGCTTTGTCATGGTCGTCTTTTGGGTAGAAGTACATTAAGCGGTGCATCTCTGAATCAAAACAAATGTTATACTTATGTATTTGCTCTCTAGTTAAGTGGGCGTTCCTAAGAATTGTTTTAGCACTATCGGGGTATTCATTGAGCTCCTCCGGTGTAAGTAAAGAGTGAGGGTCTGGACTGTACTCATAGTTGCGAGCACTTTTAAGGAATTTGTTCGTCGGTAAGTAGTCCTCATAGCTTCCACCAATGCTATAGCAAGTGTTACGAGTGTAGCTATCAGAGCGAGCCCTAACCATGTTAGAGCCTCCGCAGTTGTGACAGTAAGCCAAACGTACATCAGGTTTGCCATCAGGTATGGTGATATAAAGCCTACGTTTAGTGTCCTCTCCCGCTGGGCATCCCTCGTGGTTGAATCTATAAGTCCCCGGCTGTTGGGTATGAGGTACTAGTTTGTTAATCAGTCTCTTGGTTATCTTGTCTGCCATCAGTCTCTACCTCTATGGTTAGTGTCTCATAAGCTACGCCTCGGCATTTAGAACAGAGGTCATCGTAGTCCTGAGTGTGGGGGTTGATAGTAATATCTAACCCTTGCATAATCTTATCGCACCCTTTACATCTCATCATCATTCCCCGTAAAGGTAGGCAAGGTATAGTTATACTCCTCGAACAAAGCTAGACTCTCCTCACTCGGTGAGCCTACAGTTAGAGCGGCCTTATCTAGTAGTGCTTGACTAGCCTTATCTAACTTACCATAAGAACTTAGGGCTATCGTAGCATCACGGAATAGGTAGGTGTAGTAGGCGCTGGTGGTGTTAGCCCACTCAGCAATACTAAATAACTTACGGCTATTTAGATTATCTCTATAGCTAGTAACACAATAGTAGATACAACACAACCACGGCAACACTCCCATGAAGTCGTGGTTCAAAGCACTGACCCCTGCCGCAAGACCAAAGACTATAACACAAGCGACTACTGTATACTTGTGAACATTACTAACTAACTTCCCTTTGAAAATAACTTCGCTCATTTTATTACTGCCTCTTTTAAAGTATCAAGTAAAACATTATCTAACTCAGAAACACTTTCGATTACCTTATAGTTATTATAGAATCTCTCTACGTTCTGATCTAGTATTCCAATAGCATACAAATCTATATCTCCTCGTGATTGTATATCTTCTGTAACTAGAGACAGACCTACGGCAGCGTCTCCTCCCTCTACACAAGTAGGACAACCATCACTTAATACGATTAAGATTTTGCGTTTCTCTTTCCTCTTAGCTAGTCTCTTAGCTGCCCAACATAAAGCATCGGCATCGTGATTACCTCCACTATCCTTAGTGAAGCGAGTAAACCTAGCGGCTATGTCCTTGTCAGTATAGTTGGTGTCTGAGAAGGCTTTTACTATCCCATTATTAAACACCTTTCCCTTGTAGTGGCTGTAATCATACCTAGTAGAGAAGGTAAGTAGTTCGACAGGTATATGTAGACTCTTATCGAACACATTAAGTATTCTACTAGCAGCAGCACAAGCCACCTCTCGTTTCTGTCCCCCCATAGAGCCCGACCAATCTACTAAGATTGTAACACAAGTGTCGATGGACATACCTTCAGTCTTGGTCTTAAAGATACGTTGGTTCCAGTCTGTTGTACCTATAGCTACCCTAAAAGTATTTCGTTTATGTATCTTGCCCGACTTCCTCTCTGTCTGTAACCTAGAGCGTGTCTGTACTTGTATGTACTTTCTTATTTGATTGCCTAGCAGTCTAGTGTCTAGGTCAGAGCTAAGATATTTACTATCAGGTTCCGGTAACTCCTTCATTTTATTAAGGTTTATCTCTATCATTCTATCAGGTGATGCTGGTTCCCATTTGTCTAAGCTGTTATCATAGTTGGAATAATCTATAGACATACCCGCAGTAGGTTCAGCGTCACTCCCTTGTATATCTTCGGAGTGCTGTAACACTTCCCACGGAACAGTTTCAAATTCGGTACGAACTTCAGTAGCCTTACCTTTATCACTAGTCTCCTTATCTTCTCCCTCTCCTTGCGTTTCATCTCCAGCTTCAGCCTCAGTTGACTCTCCCTCGCCGTTAGAATCAGGTTCGGGTTGCTGTTCCTCCTCAGTCTCATTATCTTCGGATTCAAACTCACCATAGATTTCCTTATACAAGTCTTTGGTAAACTCATATACCTCATCAGGTGTGCTTGTAGAGTTAAGTCTAGTATCCCAACCATCTGTCTTTAGTTTGTTGGCTAGTTCTTTAGACTCCTCTGGTATCGCTTCGGCTAACTTGTGGTTAGCACTAGTTCCTATCATGTCCCAATCTCGGCGGGACTCTAAGGCAAATAAAGATACGGCTTGTTGCTTTATATAATCCTCCGAGCTTGTTTGTTCTTCTGATAGACTAGAACTTACATCAGCTAACTTGCCTACTGTAATAGCTAGACCGGCTCCCAAGTCTATCTTATCTCCTAAGTACTTCTCACAATGGACTCTCTCCATAGCGGTATCTTCGATAAGATTCCAGATAGAATGTAACCGCTTCATATTCTCCTTAGAGGTGGGATAGTCTAGTTGATGTTGCTCCAATAAATCATAAGTCCGTGACCTAGTAGCATGAATAGGCTCATGTATATACATACGTTTAAGTAGTATGCTATCTTCATGAGACATAGGGTAGCCACGGAAAGGTAGGGATATAGTCTTTCTTCCGTCTGATGTTATCTCACAATACGGTACAGTACTGTCGCTATCTAGCTTAACCACTACGCCCATCTGCTCACTACGCCGCTGGACTATAGCTTTCAAGTCCCAATCACTAACAACTCTACTCTTTAAATCCATGTATCACCTCACTTATCTATAGTTTCACCGAATACTTGGCGATAAATATCTGCGAGTACCTCCTTGTCGGTGTCTTGGGCTGAGTTATATACAGCATAGCGGAAGGCTTGGCCTATATTTCGCAAGTCCTCTATGCTCTGGCCCCATGATAGAAGTTCTCGGATGGATATAGTCTGCTCTAGTTTGTTAGTAGTGAACCCAGTCCTAGCTAGGCCCGCGACTTTAACCATCTTGTCTATAAAAAACTTAGGCATATCCTTAAACTGTTTTTGTACTAGCTCAATCTCCTCGTCTGGTTTTAGATAGTCTATGTAGACACTACGTCTAATGCGGTTAAGGGTAGATACATCTTGAATCTCCGCCGTAAACTTACCGCTAGTATCTCCAGTGCCGTTAGTGTTGTCTGTTAGTACTAACTTAAAGTCATGAATCGGTGCTGCTAGGTTGCGGCTAACACCTTGAGCGTCCTGTAGGTTAAGAACATGGGGGTACTCAAAGGTGGACTGCAAAGCCATCAAACAGTGTGATGGTATACGGAACACCTCATCCAGTACTAATAGACCGCCGTGCTTAACTGCGAGAGTGACATCTGTATCACAATGCTTTGTAATAGGGGTGTTAGATACAGGGTCAGTGGTGACTTGAGTACTACCCAACAGCTCAGAGACTTCCATCTGTCCGTGACCTGACACTCTAAGGAAAGGCATACAACACTGCGCTGCAATCTCTTTAGCGATACTTGTTTTGCCTGTCCCAGTAGGGCCATACAATAACAGAGTACCCTTTGAATACATCCCATACATTACCTCCTCTATAGTCTCAGCGTCTAGGTGGTAGTCAGTGTCTCGCTCAGGGATTAGGTGACGTACCTCCTCTGCCCAGTACTCCTTATCATAAAAGGGTACGGGTATATCAGGTATAGTAGTAGGTTCCCAACCGAACACCTCACTAAAGTATAGCTCGTTGTCCTCTAGCTCAAACTCTTTTGGTGTACCTAAATAACTATCTACCTTTTCATCCTTTTCTAGTACTTGACTAAACAGGTGAGACTTATCTTCGGTGTTCTTTAGTCTATCATATATCAAAGACTCTAAATCTTTATCTGTACCTGACATCTTACAATCTCCGTGTCTTTAGTGGGTGGTTGGTGTGATTAGATGGTGACTATCTAAGTAGGGGTCACTTCCTTTATGTATAGTTAATACAGAATCGGGGAATAAATCCCTAAGCAGTAGTGCTCCTTCTTCTGCATCATATCTGTTGGCATACTCTGACCGAGGCATAGTATATAGAGTATCCATAGCAGTATCTTCATCAGATAGTTGGTCTGCTATATACTCCTTATACTCAGCGTCATAAGAGACGGGGACACCATCCTTCCTAATATAGTGCGGCATATCATCGCTCATTAGTTCTGCTCCTCTTTTTCTATCATCACTCAGTCTCCAGTTCTGCGGCTATGCGGTTGCGTACTGCGCTGTACTTACACAGCGGGTCGCCCAACCGTATGTGTTCAAGTAAAAGCGTGTTGCAATCCCGCAGCAGTTCATCCTTACGTTCAATGTCGGCGAGGAGATGGTCGCGTTCTGCCCAGACCTCCGCGTAGTCTTCCATGGTCTGGTTGTATATCTCATCTTGGTTTTTGTTACGCTCATTAGCCGCATCCAGTTCGGTTTTGTAGTGCATATAAGAATCGTGTAAATCGCCATACTCCACGCGGGCGACATTAAGTTCGGCGCGGAGTTCCTCGCAGACTATAAGCAGATGCTCAGTAGATTCCTCCCATGTCATCCCTTGAATGTCTTTCTTGTCAGTCATAGTACAAGCTCCTTGGTCATTACCTCTGGCTATGGATTGTCCAGTGCTTACCGCAGTTACCGCACACGGATTCAATCTTCCATATATCATCTGATGGTAGGGTTATCCACATATCAGGTTTGATAAAATGCAGGAACCAACAGTAACCGAAAAACTTTATGGGTTTAAAGGCACTATCTTTGTCAGTCATTGTCCTTCTCCAGTTCTGCGGCTATGTCCCAATCAAGTTGGCAGTTATCACACACAGGAAGGCAGTGGTTATCTTTACTACACGCTACAAAGTCTGAGTTTTGTAGCTTTTTACGCAACAACGCATCCTTCTGCTCACAGTCGTCGCGGAGTTCTTCCCTATCTTTAGCCCAATTATCAGCGATAGATTGCCATAGCTTCAGCTCTCTATCCTTCGCATCCAGTTCGGCTTGCTTCTGGTCGAGGGCGGTGAGAAGGGTGGCTGAATGCTTAATTTCTACCTCTGCCATAACTTTGGACGCGCCTTCTGGCATAGCGCCTATCACGCGCAAAGCGTGGCGCGTTTGTAATATGGCGGCTTGCAGGTTATTCGCCTCAACATCCGGCTTATCCTGTTTACTGGTCATCGCTTGCTCTATGGTCGCTTCCAATTCAGCAACACGGGCGCGGAGCCTCTCGTTATCGGCGAGCAGGGAATCGCAATCATCCATGCACTCTTGAGTTTTCCAGCTTGGCAGGTTTTCTATTTTGGTCACTCCGTCTGCGGCGGTACTGGAGAATAGAGGCATAACCCTGCGCCTTGCCTTTTGCCTCTTCCGTATCGCTTCTATATCCGGCGTATCCTGTTTACTTGTCATCGCTCGCTCCAGTCCTCAGGTTAGTATCTGGTAGAGTAAATCGCAGATGGGTTCAGCGAATACCACAAGGGTTATCGCAAGGGTTCCGAGTGTTTTATCTTTCAGAGTTAACTCCTTACTGAAGTAATTGTTACTCTTTGAGTCAGTATCTTTATCAGTCATTGTTCTCTCCTTTAACCTCACGCCACGGGTTAGTGTATGATACGTAGAACCCGAACTGAGAATCCTCGTCTTGGACGTGACACATACTGGCTAGTAGTTGTGTTACTACTCCCTTGCGCCCGTCGTACTCTATAGTCATACCGACTTCAGGTTTTTTACGAGGCATCTTACTTCTCCTTAACTACTTGAAAACTAAAGGGATAACCGGGCTCTTTATCTAGAGCCAACAACAAATCTTTAAAGTCCTTAGTACACAGGTGGTGCGTAATCTTACCTGAAACTTTATCAGTCTCTCGGATAATATACCGGCGCTTACCTCTCCTAGCTTTGCGATAAGCTAAAGGAAAGTAACTCAAACATAGTATAATGGCAACCAATAGCCCCACTATACTGACCATGATGTGCAAAAATAATTCCATAATACCCACTCTCCTTCTAGCTTAATCGAATCTGATACACTGATAAGACTTGTCTATAGTAGGGCCAGCTACGCGCAGCCCTTCTTCAAGACACTCTTTATAAGTTTGAAAATCTTTAGTGTACTCTACAGTTGAGTGTGTATACACTCCATTGTTGTAGTGCAGTACCCAAATAACTAACAAAGCCTTCATAATAAACTAGCCCTTATACTAGATACTATTCAAAATAAAATTAAATAGTATTAAATTTTATTAGTCTATAAAATATATATAATAAAAACAATAAAAGAAAAGGGATACTGCGTATCCCACAAACATAACACACTAGAAATACTGTGGCTAACAATACACATAATATGAACATATTATTTAGGCTCCCTCTCAGATTCAAATGCATAGCATCTATCCCAATCTTCATGATCAGGTATAGTCTTACGGAATCCGTCTCGGATTTGTTGTGAGTTATAACCCATGCCACGTAGTGTTGCTCTTATAGTGGCAGCATCCACATCAGCGGCAAGCCACTCACTAATCATCTCATATACCTCATCTAACACTTGTACGTGTTGAGCCAAGTACCTCATAAGCAAATCCCATTGTGGTTTAATGCCCATTTCACGCTTGATTCGGTGTAGTTCAGAGTCGCTAATCATGATGTGCATTTAATATGTCCTCATTATGTAGGTGATAAGGTGAGCAGTTTTGGAATGGATAGCTTACTCAGGCTATGTGCGCTCTCAGGGGGGACGTATTAGGCTACGTCTGACTCCACTAGGGTCTCGAATCCAACCTTGGTCTGCACTCGACCATCGGCGTTAACGAGTGCTACCTGTACCTGATTATCGCGCTTGTCCGCCATTTCATAGCGGCTACGACCGACCACCCATACTTTAGTATGGCCCCGACCGTTCACATTCAAGATGATGCCAGACTCTCCAGCTTTAGCTGCCAACTCACGAGCCTTCGGTAGCATCCTACGTGCTTGCTCCAACGTCCGCTCCTTAACGGGCGCTTTAGGCTCCTCGGCACTAGGCTCTGAATCGTCGATTTGCTTTGCAATATAGTCCAGCACCACGCTCATTTTTTCTTCGAGTGATGCAATTCTATCCGCTTGTTTTGGCTTGCTCATAACGTGATTCCTTCGGCACTTTGGCCGTCAATGGTTTTGGTAAGTAATTAATCTATTTCTCTCTCTTTCACTTCGTGAAAGAAGAGAGAGAAATAGTTAATTTCTAATGGTTCCGTCGTCCTCGCCCCTTTCCACCTAAAACATACCCCCTTCGGGGTATGTTTAGGTGGTTTGGTCGGCCCTATACGCGGGTGAGCCAGAACGGAGACTCTAAAAGGAGCTTACGCTCCTTATAGTCGAGGCTTTCGAGCCACTCCCAGTCGGCTAAACCCGTGGGCATAACGAGGGCGGTGTTTTCTACACAAGTAGAAAAGGAAGGATAGTTAATTAGCATCATCATCATGGTTTTAATCTCCGATTAAGCGTTATGAAAGTGTTCGAGAATGTCGATAACCTGGCCCATAGTATATCCTTTGGATATAAGGTAGGAGGTGGCCCACTCCTCCTCCACTACTTCGTAGTGAGATAACTCCTCGATCCCTTGATCGACCCTATTATCATAGACTTCGTCTATGGCTTCTTGCGTGTACCCAGCGAATTCCATCATGCAAGCGAGCGATTCAGCGTCTGAATTTTTCATTACGTTAACTCCGTTAAGTTTTGACTATCGAGATTCCATCTTAGCACAGGGGGCCGAGGATAGCAAATCAGCGCTAGGCTAAGTAGTTTCCTGAGGCTCCCCCTAAAGGGAGAGCCGAAGAAACTACGTAAGAGGCCGTCGAGAGACCGACCTCCAATCGCGAAAGACAATCACGCGGGGACGTGCGGAAGACTACCGCGTAACACACGCGAATAACTACCGCGCGTAACGCGAGGATTCTAGGGGTCTATCGAGTTGATATATCTTAAAGGGTTAAAGTACCCCATATTCCTTTTAGTTATGAACGAGTTATGACGGGGGTTTCACGGTGTTTCACGGGTTAAAGTGTAAAAACATCCGACACCATCTTTTTAGACCCGGTCTAGAGGGGGGTTAGGGGTGGCCCCACCTACGGTGTAATGCACCTTAAAATTTTCTAACAGAAATTATCGGATACGGGGGATACGGGGGGTTTGAAACTTAAAGGCCTTAAGAGGGTTTTGGGGGTAGTGTATAAGTTATTGATATTATTAATAGTAAAATAAAAACCCCTTATAAATTATATATATAAGTGGAACCCCTATATATAATATATTATAGTATATATATATATATATTAACATACATAGTATATACTAAACGCCGCCTCAAGCGGCGTTACTTAACCAATACTCAACCTCTCTAGTTAAGTATAATATATCAAACTTAAGACCATAAAGATTATTTTAACGATATATTGAACTTTTTTCAAATCCCATGGTCTAATAATAGTGTAAGTCGCGTTTTTCTAACTATGCGAATTTCCAACGGAGGACTAGACCACATGACCACCACAACGAGTTTCAAGGACAAAAGAGGACGGTATTTGACCGAGTCCTTGTTCGTAGAGAAGAAACGCAAAGACTCACCGTATGACCCAGTATTCACTCTGAGGGACGAAGACCTTATCACAGGGGAGATATCTCTTAGGAGAAAGTACTTAGAGTACGCCGACCCCACCGAGTATAAGTTCGCCAAGGCCATGTTAGGGGACTTCAAACATTGGCAAATACTCTGTGAACGAGAGTGGTTCAAACCTTACGTAGAGGCGTGGAGAATAGAAGTCCAAGTACAAATCGAGTCTGACGCAGTACAAGTATTCAAAGAGGTGGCAAAAGACAAACAGCACTCAGGACGAATACAAGCTGCGAAGGCTCTCCTAGACAGACCTTGGGAAAAGAAACTTTCCCTCAGAGGACGACCCTCTAAGAAGGAGATCGAAGGATACAAGAAGAATATCGTTCGGGATTCCGAAGACGTTGACAACGACTACAATAGACTTTTGAAGGCTCAAGACTAAATGGCACAAGACGACAAGTACATCGCTTTAGAGAAGATCAGTTCGGGGTATCGTGCCCAGAACCAACTCAACCAGAACTTCGAGCTAATCGAAGAGGCTATCAATACCATCGCCGCATCGGTGACGGTAACGCAGCAAGACATAACAAACATTACCAATATCACAAATAACATTACGAACATCGAATCCTCTGTCGATGAGTTCGCTGAATACACCGAGGACCATATCCTCCAAGCGGAAGACGCTAATAAGGTTATTCAGCTCAAGGGTGAGACCGACATGAGCTTGGTTATCCCCTCCGACTCCGCTGTTTCCTTTCCCGTAGGGACCAGTGTGGAAGTCGTCCAGACGGGTGATGGGGCCGTGGTTATCTCCGGTGCTACGGGTGTGACTGTCAACACACCAGATAACTACACCCTCACCCGCAAATTCTCTGCTGGCATGGTTCGTAAGACCGGAGCAAACGAGTGGCGCTTGCAGCGTTACTGGCTAGAGAGTGCTCCCGTACCTCAACCAGAAGACCCCGACCCAACTGATCCTGAAGACCCTACCAACCCCGGTACTCCAGATCAGAACACGCCTATGGGTCACTGGATCAACAACCAAACAAACGAGTGGGATAATGAAGGAGAGTTCCTCGGCCTAGCCGCGTACCCCAACGTCAAGGGGATCGTATATCGCCTAGAGCTGAAACAAATCGAAACGGCCCAGAGCACCGCCGCAACGATAGACACCGATTGGTCAATCGTAGAAGACCGCTTGAACGCTCTACAGAACTCCAGTGATGCTGAGACCAAAGCCAAGAAGATGCAAGTCTTCATCGAAATGAAAAGTTTCGATAACCAAAACCCCGCACCACTCTGGTATAACGAGGCGGGTCTGTGTACCAAATACAACAACAACGGATACATCTTACACTGGTGGGACCCTACAGTACGGGACCGTCTCGTTGAGATTTATCAAACCGTACCTACGAGTGTAAAGGATCACCCCAACTTCGGAGGGTTCACTTTCCAAGAAACGGCCACAGGCCAGCCCGTAGTTGTGGCTTGGTCAGCGGGCTCCTATGACGCAGGAGACATCGTAACAAAAGGCGGTGAGCTGTACATAGTCGTAGACGGAGGAACAGACAGCGGGACTGGTCCTAGTGGTACTAGTGGAGAGTCTACCTCTGGTGGAGTAACTTATCTGTGGAACGCCACAGGAACCACCGCAGATGATGTTGATCGTAACTATACGGCAAACAACGCCGAAGCCTCAATAGTCTCTATCGTAGCGACTATGTGCCAGTATCAACCTAACCATCACCACTTCCTGTTTGCTAACTTTATATCAGGAAACACGCTAGGTATCCTAGATGTAGTAGACGGCCTCACGGCCAACTACTCCAACTTTGTTTGGGCCAGCCCCGACATATTGCCCGGAGCTTCCTCTCTAATTGATTGGAATAGAGTATACGGCATGATGCGTTCACGCCAAGACACCGCCGTAAGGTTCGGGTGCTCTTGCCAGTTCGATTCCTACGAACAGGATTACCCACCGACACGAGTCCCAGCAGCAGGTTCTTACAAACTTCCCCCAGAAGACGCGGGTGAAACTACTTGGTCTATGGAGGAGATGTTCTTGTGGGGAGTTGAGAAGCTACACCTCGAATGGTGTTTCTGGAACAACGCTACGAAGCCTTACCCTAAACGGAACTGGCTCACGGACGGTAGCGCCGTAGCTAACAAGTACCCGACATGGACCTCAGAGCGTGGAGCTATCCCAGTAGCGGCACAGAAGGATTTGGAACACCCGTTCTGGAATAGCAAGAGTAACATCGAATCAATTGAAAAGATCACGGCTTCTTCCGAAGATTGGGAAGAATCTGTCAACGCTTTCCAAACCCCTAACGTAACCTCTTGGAAGGTTTTCGATACATCAGATTTAGCAGAAGTGGATGGAGGAGAAGGGGAGCACCACAATATCTCCGGTACTATCGCAGACGGAGATTATCCTTGGGTAGTAGGCCAAGAGTATATACTAGAGCTAGTCGGAGAAGCTGCAACACAACCAGCTATTCGACTACAAACTAGGAACGCTGCGGGCGAATACGATACTCTATTCTTTGATCTTACATCAGGAGGAGCCTTAGGCGAAGGTTCTGGCACAGGCCGTTATCACGACTACGAGAAAGATAGTTCAGTACCTAACGGACCGCCCTCTCCGAAGGATTCAGACTACGTTAAGTGTCAGATGTATTTCACACCGAAGCCAACAAACTCAGATGCGGGGGATGTTGTTATTCGTATCAGTTCTAGTTCAGGTACGGCTGTAGGAGACCAAGTCTATATAGGCACAGGGTCCAACGCATTTAACTGGGGCATTTGCCGCATCAATCCAAAGGTACGTAAGTAATGGCTGATAAGATTGAACTCAAACGGATAGACAAGAACACTGATGTCCAAGGCATCAATGATAATTCCGCCACTATCGAAGAGGCCATCACCAACACTCTTAGTCGAGATGGTACTACTCCAAACCACATGGAGGCCGACTTAAACCTTAACTCAAATAGAATCACTAACCTGAAAGATGGTACTAACCTCAACGATGCGGTCACGCTTCGTCAGTTAACGGAAGCTGACGCGCTGAATATCGTAGGCGACCCTATCTCTCAAGACATTATCGGAGAGACCTTTTACCCCGTAGAAAGCGGTTCTATGGAGTATCTCTCTGGTTGGAGAGATCGAGGAGACGACTCAGTACTCTCCGCCTATAACGTCAACAACAACTATCCCGTAGGAGATGTGCGGCGCTATAACGTAGTACCCAATAGCACAGCCGATCAAAGTGCTCTGATACAAGAAGCCGCAAACATCAAGGACGCAGGGTCCAACTACCAAGACCTCTTGTTTGCCGAAGGTACTTACGTTATCACCTACGTAGAGTTCGGTAATCAGAACGTCCGATTTAACGGAGGCGTACTCAAACAAGCCGCAAATAGTATCGTCTCAGATTGGAACACCAGCCTCACAGTGTATGGTGTCTCTTACCGAGACGGAGCAAGTTGGATTAACTTCCACGACTTCGCGTTTGACGGCAACACTACTAATCAACCTTACATCGGTAGCACCGCCACCGCCTTTAAAGCGGCAGGGTTCTACGGAGAAAACGATGAGACCCTAGGAGGCACGAAGTCAAGTTACCCTGAGCGTATCTTGTTCGTAGGTTCTACCGTAGTGTGGGACACTCACGGAGACGGTATCATAGGTAACGATACGTCCTCTATCCAGATAGCAAACTATAAACCTTTCCGCAACACGGCTCCCGCCTTTAAGGACAGTGAGTGGTTGAGGGGTGGGTCAGACTATCGTATGTCGGTAGGTGTAAGTAACGTACCTGCCTTTCGCGCCGCTACTCCCGCAGACCTACAGAGTTCCTTCTCAGGGTTTGTATCCCAACCTCAACCGGGAACGAGCGTAGTCCGAATCGGTGCGGGTGTTTGTACTGACCAAGGAAACAAAATCTGGATCAGGCACGACAGGCCCGTTGATGCGGGAGGTCTCTACACAGAGATAGACTTAGCGAATCAGTGGAGTCCCTCCAGCGCCGGATACGCTTTAGGTACTGAGACGACTTATGACTCAACCTACCCTTGGTTTGAGGTGTTCGTAGTCAGTAACGATGATGGAGACATCTCGTTCGTAATCGACAACGCCACAGACTACCACGTATCCGAAGGAAACGTATACGAAGGTTCCTCTGTAGCTTTTAACTTAAGACAAGACCCTAGCCTGATCTCACAAGGATTTACGTACTATCGCCGTGTGGCATACTTACGTATGAACAGTAGCTCTCAATGGGAAGTTTACGAACAGATAGGCAATCGTTACATTTGGCAAGAGCCTAGCTTAGAGGCTATCTCTGTGCCGATGCACGGTGCGACAGTACCTTACAAACTAACCGGAGCCCCGGCTCAAGCTAGAGCCATCGTAGGCATCCAGCTCAACGGTGCAACCACGGGAGTAGGCGGTAAGATTTTCGCACAAGTACGTGAAACATTTATGTTGAACGGTCAAGTTGGCTCGTACTTCGATGCCATTATTAGGGTAGGTACGGCAGACAAACAACACGTAGCTTACGAGTGTGAGCGCCGAACAGATGAAACACGGGAAATTGAAGCGGAGTTTGAGCGTGACCTCGGCACGGAGGATTGGGGCACGTATGCTATTCGTTGTCGTGGCTTCGTAGATGACCGCATTGAGCAGTAAGAAAGAACAATTAAGGATAGCAGCGGAAGCTGATCTCGCCACTTTCATTAGGTTAGTGGCCCCTCACAGAGTCTTGGGCCATGTGCACGAAGACTTAATTAAGTGGTGGGACCGAACAGACGCGAAGAGTCATCAGCTAGTTCTGATGCCGCGAGATCACCAGAAGAGTGCTATGATAGGATTTAGAGTAGCTTGGGCCATAACAAAAGACCCCACACTGACAGTACTCTATATCTCAAGTACGGCAAACTTAGCCGAGAAACAGTTATCCTTTATAAAGGATATATTAACCTCTAAACAGTACCGGACCTATTGGCCGGACATGGTAGAGAAAGAAGAAGGTAAGCGTACCAAGTGGACATCCAACGAGATATGTGTGGATCATCCCAAACGTAAAGAAGAGGGAGTTAGAGACCCAACAATTTTCACCGGGGGACTAACCACTTCACTTACGGGTATGCACTGTAACATAGCAGTACTAGATGACGTAGTTGTACAGGAGAACGCCTACATCAAAGAAGGTCGAGACAAGGTACGCCAACAGTATTCCTTGCTGGCTTCTATTGAAACAACGGGCGCAAGAGAGTGGATCGTAGGTACTAGATACCACGGCTCTGATCTGTACGGAGAGTTGCAAGATATCGTAAAGAAAGTTGTAGATGAGCACGGCAACATAGTTGACCAAGACTATGTGTACGAGACCTACCAGAAAGAAGTAGAGTCTAATGGAGACGGGAGTGGTGAGTATCTGTGGCCCCGCCAACAGCGTAAGGATGGTAAATGGTTTGGTTTCAATCCAGAAATACTTGCCATCAAACGGGCTCAGTACTTAGACACAAGCCAGTTCCGAGCCCAGTACTACAACAACCCTAACGATCCAGACAACCAGAATATCGGAGATGATTATTTCCAATACTACGATAGGAAGAGATTAGAAAAAAGGGGTTCGCAGTGGTACGTGAGTGGACAGCCAATTCATATATATGCCGCCATTGACTTTGCGTTCTCCCTTTCTGCTAAAGCTGACTACTCTGCCCTAGTTGTGGTTGGAGTAGACTCGGAAGGTAATTACTATGTACTGGCTATTGATAGGTTCAAAACAAACAAGATATCAGAATACTATAAGAGGGTCATGGAAGCCCACGAACATTGGAACTTCCGAAAGATTAGAGCTGAAGTATCAGTGGCACAGGAAGCTATTGTCGAGTCCCTTAAAGATAAAATCAAAGAGTCGGGCCAATCCTTATCAATAGATAAGTTTAGACCCACTCGGATGCAAGGCTCGAAAGAGGAGCGTATAGACGCGATACTTAATCCGAGATATGAGAACATGGCAGTATGGCATTATAGAGGTGGTCTGTGCCAAGAACTAGAAGATGAACTCAGGCAACACAGACCCCCACATGACGACATCAAAGACGCTCTGGCTTCGGCTATTGACCTAGCAAAGATACCTAGGCAAATGAAACAAAGGACAGAAAATAACGTGGTATATGATAACAGATTTGGCGGGATTAAATTCTAATGGTAGCGGGAAGCAAAACGGTAGTTGACTACGAATCCATTATCCAACCCGATGATGCCGCTACTACTGTAGCTAACCGTTGGCAAGGTTGGAAGTCTAGCCGTGCCGATTGGGAGGAGCAGAAGAAGGAGCTAAGAGATTATATCTTTGCTACGGATACTAGCACCACGACTAATAGCCAGCTACCGTGGAAAAATTCCACCACTATCCCCAAGCTATGTCAGATTAGAGACAACCTACACGCGAATTATATGGCGGCACTTTTCCCGCACGATGATTGGTTTGAGTGGCAAGGGATGTCTGAGGAGGCTGTGACTCAAGAAAAAGCCAAGACTATTCTCAACTATATGAAGAACAAAGTACAACAGAGTGCTTATATTGAAGAGATGTCTAAGCTAGTCTACGACTACATTGACTACGGCAACTGTTTCGCAGAGACGGTGTACGTACACGACACTCACGTAGATGCAGATAGCGAAACTACGATTAAGTATATCGGCCCTAAGATAAACCGAATCAGCCCATATAACATAGTGTTTGATGTGAACGCTAAGGATTTCCAGAGTACGCCTAAGATTGTGCGTAGTGTACTTTCTCTAGGAGAACTTAAGGCTCTAAAGGAGAGTGTTCCCGAATCTCTGGCTTGGGTAGATAAGGCCATCGACCGCACCTTTGACACAAGGGAAAAGGTAGCTAATGGTTCATACACAGAAGACGACCTTATACGGAACGCCATCTCCATAGATGGGTTTGGTTCTATCTACGACTACTACAACTCAGGTAAGGTAGAAGTACTAGAGTTTTATGGAGACTTCTACGACCAAGAGAAAGATGAACTACACAGCAACTACAAGACGATAGTTATAGACCGCGCTATCGTAGTCTATGCCGCCCCTATTGATGGGTGGTTAGGACGCTCTCCCATTGAGCACGTAGGGTGGAGACAACGTCCAGATAACTTAATGGCGATGGGACCGCTAGATAACCTCGTAGGTATGCAGTACCGTATCGACCACTTGGAGAATCTTAAGGCGGACGTATTTGACCAGATAGCTCACCCAGTAGTAGTTCACTACGGGGAAGTAGAGGATTGGGAATTTGGTCCCGGCCAGCGAGCTTACGCGGACCAAGACGCTAGAGTAGAGTTTATCAGACCAGACGCTACGGCACTTAACGCAGACTTCCAGATACGTGAACTAGAGACTAAGATGGAAGATATGGCAGGTGCTCCGAGACAAGCTATGGGTATTCGGACTCCCGGTGAGAAGACTGCTCACGAAGTTCAAACACTAGAGAATAACTCTGGTCGAATCTTCCAGCACAAGACTACTCACTTTGATAGACACCTCAACTCGCGCAACCTCAATCAGATGTTAGCGTCTGCTCGCAAGAACATAGAACTGGGAGAGTCTATCCGAGTACAAGACCCCGATACGGGAGTCATTGAGTTCCAGACCATCGCCAAAGAAGACATCACAGGCAAGGGTCAATTAGTTCCGAAAGGAGCTTACCACTTCGCTAGGAAAGCTCAGATATACCAGAACCTTGCCGGGTTCGTTAACTCAGCCGCTTACGCTGACCCTGATGTGAAGTCGCACATCTCAGGCATCGAACTGGCTAAACTCACACAACATCTCTTAGACTTAGACGAGTACAAAGGACTAGTCTTACCTAACATACGAATCGCAGAGAACACCGAGACGCAGAAGGCCATTACATCTTCTGAGGAAGAGGTATCCGCCGATGCCTCTATTGACCCAGAGATGGTGGCTGAAGATGCAAGTATGCTAGGTATGGGAGAGATGATGGGACCACAGGATGTATAAAGACTTTGTAGACTTTCCTGATATAGATATCCCAGAGGGAAAACCTAAAGAGGTATCTAAGCAATGGTTAAAAGACACAGACGAGGAAAGTAACAATAAATTCAAAGCGACACTTCTTAACCGTAGTGCGCAGAGGATATTCGACTTGGAACGAGAAATCCTTATATCTAAATATAGGGCGATCCAATCCAAGAAGATTGACTTAGAAAGACCTGATATCAAGTCGGCACTTCTCTATAATGAGGGGTACTTACAAGCTATTAGGGATATATATAAATTACTCCCAAGACCATAGGAGATCGAAAACATGACCGATGTTATTGAAGGCTTAACTAAGCCCGTAGAAGAACCTACCAAATTGGTAGACACATTAGTTGGTGAAGGACGGAAGTACGCCTCTGTAGAAGATTTAGCTAAAGGACGAGTAGAAGCCGATAAGCATATCGAACAGATTGAAGCAGAAAACAAACGCATGGTCGAAGACCTTGCTAAGTTAGAAGCTCAGGTAAAAGAATCAACGACCCTCGATTCAGTAGTTCAAGCCCTGAAGCCAGCCACAGTGGGAGAAGGTGAGGATAACCAAGACTCGTTTAACCCATCTGATATTGAAAGTCTGGTTGCTCAGACGATTGATAAAAGAAACGCAGCAGAAAAAGCTAGTGCGAACCGTAAGCTCGTCAACGATACGTTAATCTCCGCCACAGGCGGTGATGCCGTAAAAGCTGGTGAGGTACTTAAGGATCGCTTAAGCAAGATCGGTATGGACGCGGAACAGTTCTCTAATCTGTCCCATGTCTCGCCCGAAGCTGCACTCAAACTAATTGATATTAACAACACAAACTATAAACGAGCAGACAGTCCATCTGGTATGGCGAAGTCAGACAGTGTTTCTCAAAGCTCCGGTGGTGTGCGCAATAAAGCATACTACGATGCGCTTAAGAAAAGCATGGGTCTGGGTAAATTCTATGCTGATACGAAACTACAGAAACAGTATCAGGATGATTACGCGGCAAATCAGACAGACTGGCTTAAATAATCTAGGAGATTAACTAAATGTCTATTACTACTGGCATGACAGCTACTCACCTGACTCGTAGTCAACTGTGGCAGAATGAACTGAAGGAACAGCTTCTCGACAGCTTGGATTCTGAAGCGCGTGTGCGTTGGATTTCCGAGTTTGGCGATGGCGACAACCTTACTATCCCTTCTATTGGTGAAGCCTCAGTACGTGATTATGAAGAAGACACGGCTATCAAATATGATTCACTGGATAGCGGTGAGTTCAAGTTCAACATCACGGAATACAAGTCAAGTGGTCTTTACATCACGGAAAAAGCCCGACAGGACGCATACTACGCGGCCCAGTTGGAAGCCTCTTTCGTACCTAAACAGGCTCGCGCTATGGGTGAGAATCTGGAATCGGATATCCTTTCGGTTGCAGATGCCACCAACACTAAGTGGGCACACAAACAGACCAAAGCCAACCCTAACGAAATCAACGGCGCTTCTCACCGTTTTCGCGGTGGATCAAGCAGCTCTGGTGTTGCCGGTCAGATTGAAATCGCTGACTTTGCTAAAGCACTGTACGCACTTAAACGTGCCAATGTGCCGGATCAGAGCTTGATCGCAATCGTTGACCCTAGCGTTGAATATATGTTCAATACGCTTAGTGAAGTAGTTAGCATAGCTAACCCTACTCCTCAGTGGGACGCTATCAACCAGACGGGTATCGCTAACGGTATGCGCTTTATCCGAAACCTTTATGGTTTCGATATCTACGTCTCTAACTATCTGTCTCAGACGAGCGAAGCTGAACCCACTCTGGGTTACAGCACAGCAGGTGTAGCAGGTGATGTGAACAACATCTTCTTCTCTGCCGCTTCGCCGGACATCCTGCCCTTCATTGGCGCTTGGCGACAGATGCCGAAAGTTGATTCGGAATACAACAAAGACTTCCAGCGCGAAGAGTACGTCACGACCGCACGTTATGGTCTGGACCTCTATCGTCCTGAGAACCTTGTTTCCGTTCTAACTTCGCCTACTATTAGTTAAGGGGAATTATTATGACTAACAAACGAAACGGTTCATGGATCAATGCTGATGGTTTGATTATCGGTTACGGTTCTCGCGAAGTAGACCTCGGAGTAGGCAAGTCTAGCCGTGGCGGTAACTCAGAAGAGATTACCCTCACAATCGACTTGGCGGCACTTTCTGGTGTAGCAACTAACGCTAACGTCTTCGTACCGACTGGTGCTGAAGGTTATCGCCTTGCCAACATCCCTAAGATTCCGTCCAACTCTTTTATTGAGTCTGTTACGGTATCTCAGATTGAAACTGACGCAGCCAAACTGCCTACTTCTGGTACTAACGTATCTGTGGGCGGTGTGTCTGATACTGGTTTCAGTTCGGGTACGTTGTTCTTGAACCAGCAGGTTCGTGCAGACCATGACGCAGCCGGTGAGACGGTGGTATATACCGCTGCCGCAGCGGGTGAGGGTGGTTCTGCTGTAGGCGGTATCTCTCACGGTACGCATGATCTGTACCCTGTACCGGTTATTTCTGGTACTTACGATGGTGGTACACTCCGGGTTGTTATCCGTTACTCAACGGGTAAACTGGCCTAACATTAGAGGGGCTTCGGCCCCTCTATCTCTAAGGAATAGTATATGTCTTCTTTAAACGATCTTACGTATAACGCTCTAGGCAATCTAGGCTACGGTGGAGCCTTGGCTGATCGACTGCGAGCTTTTGAAAGAGATAATAATCTCAAAGGAAACGACTCGTGGAATCGTTTCCTCGCAGAAAGCGGTTACACGCAAGGGAGTTTGAACGATAAGAAATATTCTTTCTTTAGAGATGGAGGTGTCTTGTCCAGATGGGAAAGAGTTTTAGTAATAGGAGACTCTTGGGCTAACGATAATGGAGACTATCCTAAGTGGGTGACAGCAGCCCCGGTTATGTGTGAGGGAACGAGTAACTGGACAAACTGCGACAGGAATGAAGCGGTTGCTGGACGAAGAGTCGATGAGATGCGAACCAACCTCACAAGTATGTTGGCGGCACATCCCACCATAGACTCTGTAATCATTAACGGGGGAACTAACGACTTCTCAGCGGGACGTACTGCTTTTAATGTATTCTTAGATATGCAAGCCATAATCCAAGAAGTACAAACTCAACCTAATATCCGAGACATGATAGTTATCAACTGCCCCCCAATAAAAGGGAACGCTGGATATACCGCCGCTAAACAAGCGGAAATAGATACGTATAACTCTGATGGCACAGAGAATCTTGAGGCGTTAGGGGTGTGGATAGTTGATGTTTATGGTCTCGTAGAAGGCACAGGAGCAGAAGAAGATACGATCCGCTTTGAGTATGGGCAGAGCTATCCCGCAGACCCTAGAACGGACTGGATACACATCAACCAAGACACGGCTCGTGATGTTTTAGCACCTCTTATTGATGCTACGATACTACAAGCGAAAGCCGGAGCCCCTTGGAGGGGCCAACTGACTGCCTATGAAACAGCACTGGCCCTTAATGGTGTTGTTTTGATGGATGAGAATGGAAATGATCTTATATAAAGGAAACTAAAATGCCGACAGAGAAGAATTTTATAGCGTTAGATGGTGACCCAGTACAGACCCCTAATGGTCTACGCCAACCTACGCTACTAGTAAACAGCTATGACGATCAAGTAATACACCAAACTCCTACAGGTCTGATTTGGGGTGGGGTATTAGAAGTGACTCCCGGTCAGACTCAGATAGACACAGCACACGCAGGAGCAGGTCGTATTAATACCAGCTTAGGCGATCCTCAGTCGAGTTCGGGGTTTACGGATATTACGTGGGAAGAAGAGTCAAATATCCCTATCGCGAATATAGCTACTGAACCTTTGACTTGGTACAAACGGGATATGAGTGGGACGCTAATCGCTCAGAATGTACCCTTCACAGTAGAAGATTATAGAGACTACATTGTTATTGGGTCAGTTCTACATCCCCTCGGTACTATCACTAAGTTTGCTCCGGCTCCTTTTAGTGCGTTAGGCAGTGGCAATTTGAGCCAATTCCTTGCGGCTTCCGGGGGATTTAGTGTTACGGGAAACCAGTTCGGGCCCAGTGGCGCGAACCTACTACTTAGCAAAACAGAGGGAGAAGTGTTCCAGCTAGGCGCAAACTATGAGAATGACCCAGAACTACCTAGTTTAGTAGCTTCCCCAGCTCTAGCAGACCAACAGATATTTTATGTTTACTCAAACGCGGCAGGAGATGATCTGGACGTAGTAGTTACCGCAGGAGTTGAACCAAGTTGGTGGGATGATGGTAGTGGTACTATACAAACCCAAGGGGGGAACAAGAAAGCGACAGCACACTATATATATCATTTTCCTATTACTGGATCTTGGGCAATACGCTTAGGTAATATGACGTATAAAAACTTAGCTACTGCCGTGGAGATGGCAGAGGGCCAGCGACCATTCGTCAATGAGGATTTTAAGAACCAAGGATATCTCGCTTGTGTTCTAGTAACCACGGTGGACTGCTCCGACCTAACCGATCCACGAGATGCTCAGTTTTTTAATGGGAGCAACATCTTAGGGTCCGGTTTAAATAACACTACGGTCGGGGTTTCAAAACCTTTGGAGTATGATACTGAGATTTCTGGTTATGTTCCTTTAGATTCTATCGCACACATAGATGCTGCGGGGACGACACAAACTCTCGTAGAGTGTGAAGTCAAAGATCGTTTTATTATGTACTTTGGGGGAACTAGCCATGAGGCAGGGACTACGATAGCTCGCTCTGCTGGGGTGACGATCAATGGCCTTGCCGAAGACTATACCTTTACTGGACGAATACTGTATGGACAATGTTCTAGCACAAACGATTGGACACTGACGGAAGTTGGAGCAAATAGAACGACTATTGACGAAACAAAACTACTGGCGGGACTTGCTGGTGGACAACTATATGTAATTGAGGCTTGTGTAGGAGGCACAGAATAATGCAAATTTTAGACAAACTAGGTATCAATACGCTGAGTATGCGTGGAGCAGGTACGGAATTTAACACTCTATCTCGTTTCTTTCAGAGCGTAGATGAGGCTACTTCATCTGTAGCCAACGGCGACTATGTACCCGTACCCGGCGTAACTAACGCCGTGTTGGTACTAGGCGAAGGTATCATGGTATGGGACTTCGATATTGAGCACTTTGTTCTTATCTCTGAAGTAGCTACCGCAGGTATTCAGTCTCCTAAGTTCATCGAACTGGATGGAGCTAACGACTACGTCAACCTACCTACTCTCTCTGGTGGATCAGAAGATGCGCTAGACTTCACTACGGACTGGTCTTTGGGGATTACGTTCGTTGGTTTGCAGTCGGGCTCTGATGGTCTAAACGTGTGCCTGTTCCGCAACGGAGGTTGCAGCATCAACCTAAAGCGTGGCGGTACTAACTGGGGTCTGTATGTGACTTCGGATGATAACTTATACGACGCAGCGACACGCGCACAGGCTAACACTTGGTACGCACCGGGTGACTTTTCTCGTGTGTTGTTTGCTTATAACGCTACGACTAGCCGTCTTAAGTATTACTTAGGCGATCCCGCACTAGGCACTTACGCTATGCGAGCGAATCTGTTTATTCCTGCATCTATGGTATCCGGCCAGAGTCACGGTACTGCGTTAGAGATCGGTAATTCTTGGGATGGGCCGGGAGGCTCAACCTTTGATGGTACACACTGGGATGGTGGTATCAACAACCTGATCGTATCTAATACAGAACTGACCGGACCACAGGTGGATGAGTTTTTCCAGACAGGTGAAGACTTCACTACTCACGAATACTACAGCGACTTGACCAGCTATTGCCGATTGGGTGAGGATACATACCCGAATGTTGTAGACGACAAGGGCAATATCACGGGCGGTGTACTCGTTAACGGTACAGCAGAAGACTTCAAAGACGTACCTACGGTATAGTCTCATGGCTAAAACTGTACTAGAGATAACGCAGAACATCCTGAGTTCTTTGGATTCAGACGAGATAAACTCTCTATCGGATACAATGGAGGGCCAACAAGTAGCAGGACAAGTGGCTATCGTATATGAGCAGATTGTAACGGAATACGACCTACCCGCTACAGGAATACAGTTCCAGTTGTTTGACGCTGATGTTCCCCAAACTACTAGTATGAAATTGCCACCCAACGTACAGAGTGTTTCCGATCTTCGGTATGATGTGCGAGAAGATGTAGACGGGCTACCCAACTACAAGAGCATCACATACCAAGACCCGGAGACCTTTGTATCTAAACAACTTAACCTAACGGAAGAAACTAACGCGGAAGAGATTACCCTACCTTCGGGTACAGTAATCAAAGTCCGTAACGATAAGGGGCCGCAGTATTGGACTACGTTCGATCAGAAGACTATTTACTTTGATAGCTATGATTCGAGCGTAGACTCCAGCCTCCAGCCCACTAAGACCTCTTGCTTAGGTACTCAATACAGCGAGTTGGTAATATCAGACAATACTATTATCGACCTGCCCAGAGAGCTTTACGTATTTTTGGAGTTCCAAGCCTTAGAGCTTTGCTTCGATCTGTATGGTGGTGGTGCTCCTAATAAGGTACGCAACATGGCCCGTAAAGCTAGGGTTCGCTGTCAACGCAACAGGGACAAACTACGATTGGCTAGTTCTACTGGTCCCAACTACGGACGTAACGGAGCGACCAAGCCCGGTCCTGTAGTGGACATAACTACCGAAGACTACGTGCCCCTACCCAACTATCTAAAATCATAATCAAGGAGTATATACATGACCGATGTATCTAAAGAACTGACCCGTTCACTTGGGCTCGCTACTAACACAGACGCTAACGGCAAGACTTGGGGTATTCGATGCAACTCTCAAACTGCTCTGTACGAGATTACGCTACAGAAAGAAGAAGAGTTTGTAAAACCAAAGCAGTACCCCAAAGAGTCCAAACTCCACGGAGCCTTCACTAAAGCTATCCTCGCAGAGCGAGTAATCCAAGAGTGGTTAAAAACTTCTTGGGATTATAACGATGCCCAAGTAATCAAAGCGACTCGAAAGAAAGCTAAACAAAAAGCCGAAAAGGAATAATACCTAGTGTCTAAAGTCCCCGCAGATAAAACCTTCTTCAACTTTAGTGCTGGCCTCAACACAGAGGCTAACCCGCTAGCTTGGCCGGAAGGGGCATCCTTCGATGAGGAGAACTTCAAACTATTAATTGATGGTTCTCGTAAACGTAGGAACCCCTTGAAGGTAGAAGTTGATGGCGAGGAGTATACCTTCTTGCGGGAGGTTGTATCGGGGAGAGACGCAGTATCGTCCTACACTTGGAGAGACGCGGGAGGCGATCCTGATAGAGCTATAATAGTTATTCAAGTAGGATTAACTCTACACTTCTTTGAGAATAACCCGAAGCTATCTACTAATAAGTTTGGCCCAGAGATCGAGTTAGCTAACTTTCTACCTGTTGATTCTCCGAGACAGTTGGCCGGTATACGTAAGAACGCAGTATCCTTTACCTCTGGTCGAGGTGAGTTGTTTGTATCGCACCCATACTTAGAGCCTTTTAAAATCGGTTTAGTTAAGAATCCAGATGATGATGAATCTGTTTTCGAGATTGAGAATATCGACATACGTGTACGAGAATTCAAAGATATCGAAGACGGTATAGACCTTCTGACCAAACCCAACTCTCTCAAAGAGTCTCATGCCTATAACCTAATCAATAGAGGTTGGAAGTATGGTACTAATCAACGAGGTATGTTGGAGTACTACGCTGAGTTTGACAGGTATCCCTCTAAGAATATGGTGGTGTGGTATGGTGACGTTGTAGTAAACCCCGGCGATGGTGGGGGAGATCAGAACAACTCGTATACCGGAGGCAAATGGAAGGACTTAGGTAACGTAGTACGGGACTGGAACCCAGAGAAGATAGAGGCGGAGTTCTTCGGAGACACTTCCGCACCTAAAGGCGCACTTATTATCAATCCCTTTGATACTTCGGTAGCTAAAACTCAAGACGTTCAGATTGATGTAGTCGAGTTTGGGTACGAGGTGCGAGGAAACGCTAATGGGCCTACCCCCACTGATAATGTTATATGGATAGATATAGACACTACCATTCCCGGCAGTAAAGTCTTTAGTGTAGGGGAAAAGTTTACCATAATTGGAACAGAAGGTAAGTACAATACCCCAGATATAGACGATGGAGGTTTTCAGAAACTACTCAACTTCAGTAAAGAAGCGGCAGAGTGTATCGAAGTAAGTGCCGTAGATGGATCAGGTATACAAAGACTATACTACCAATGGAACTGGCCGGAGCTTTGGAAGTTTTCGGAGGAACCATTCCGTGAGAAACGGTTAGGGTATATTACCATAGAAGATTTCTATAACACAGAAAATGGTAGACAGTTTTACCGTAGACCTAGAGCTAATGAGTTCTTCGCGGGACGAATGTTCTATGCGGGTATACAGGACGACATTTGGGGAGACCAGATATTCTTTTCTAAGATACTGAGAGACACCAAGGATGCCGGTAGGTGTTACCAGAATAACGATCCCACAGACCCAGAGCTAAACTACTTAGTATCTGACGATGGTGGTACTATACAGATTCCACAAGTCGGTGATGTAAAAGCTCTAGCTTCTTGGTCAGACGCTTTGTTAGTATTCGCCACTCACGGAGTATGGGCGGTACGAGGAGACCGAGGTGGCTTTTCAGCGGACGGGTTTAGCGTAGCAAAACTATCAGATGTACCTTCGTACTCAGAGAATGGAGTTACGGTAACAGACGGAGGAGTAATGTTCACCTCCCCAAGAGGTTTGTACTTCATAACTCTTAACAAATACGGAGAGATGCAAGTTCAATCGGTAAGCGAGCGAACTATACAAACTCTATGGGACGACTTAGAAGATTCCCAAAAGAGTAAGGCGCAGTTCTACTATGATGATTACAATAGAGAAGTACACCTCTTATACTCAGACTTTGATGTAGATAGACCTACCGAATATAACGTAGACCTTATTTACGACATGGAGTTAGGCGCTTTCTTTAAGTATAGATTCCCACACACACAACAAACTTATGTTTTGGGTATCGCTATGCTGAACTCTGTGGATGGTTTGACTAGAGAAAACAAGACTAAGTACTTTATCATAGACGATTCCGGTCAGAAGCTATACGTAGCAGACTATAGCGACACAAGCGACTGGAACGATTGGACAGGAGACGAGCTAGTTCCTTACCTCATAACGGGCTACGATAATCTAAACGACTTCTCTCGATATAGACAAGCTCCCGTAGTACATACCTTTATGCGCT